AAGCTGCATCCAATGTTGCAGTTTGTGATAGTGAAGGGGCTGATCCCGCAACGTAACTTAACTTACCTATTGTTTTAGACGATGGCACAAATTTGCCACCGTTTAAAAAGCGGGTGATGTTGGTCGGGCTTGTGCCTGCCAACGTAGCCCATTTATTTGCAGACCATTCACGCGTTTGCATGACTGATCTCATCCATACACGAATAGCTTTGGATTCGTAGTCTTCCATTTGATGACACCTCCTACTGCACTTATACAGTACCAGACATCAACCGTCATTAGAGCTTAATGCAGTATTGCATTACTAATGCTATTGCGCAAGCCTGCATAAATGCAGTAGATTATTCCCATGTTAAGTTATATATCACAGCTAGAAGCAGCATCTAAAGCAGCAAACATCCAGCTATTACAAGCGTTTAGATTGTCTGGTGTACCAACCAGCACATACTACCGCACTATAGCTGGTAAAGATTTGCGTTTATCGACTGCCGAAAAGGTACTGAATGCGATCAGAGTTTACGCATTACAGCAAACCCAAGGCAATCAGTAACAATTGGGAGCAATTAGTTACTGGCTTGGTGTCACTGCGCCATGACCGAGGCTGGTCGCAAGAAGAATTAGCTGACCGCATTGGCTGCGCTTCATCACTGATCCACAAGTGGGAGCAGTACAAGCGAGTGCCATCTAACTTTCTTTTAATCTGTTGGATGGATGCACTTGAAGCGCAAGTCGAAATCAAAACCAAATAAGACAGGCCACTCACAAAAGTGCCAAGGCTGCGGTGACATCACACCTTGGTATGTAATCTATGGGCATGGGGTGTTGGTCTGCGTCTCATGCCATGAGGAAAAACGATGGCAACATCTCAGCGCAATAAAGGAAACTATCACGAAAAGTGGTGGGTCGAATGGCTATCCTCGTTCGGTGCCAAAGCGAAAAGGCAACCTCTCAGCGGACAGTTGGGTGGAGAGTTTAGCGGAGACATCCGCATCGAAACCAAAGCCGGAGTTCTGATAGCTGAGAGCAAGTACCAAGCCACAGGGCGTGGCTTTAGCTTCTTATCCAAGACACATAAAGAACAAGAGGCTGACATCTATTTGCTCAAGCAAAAGAGTGGGCCGAACTTTATATGTATTGAAGCCAGCAACCCTATCGCTGGAAAGATTATCGGCTGGCTATCAAGGAGGGAAGAAGAATAGCCAGCCGACATCACTATTAGCGGCGCATGGGAGACTAACAAGCCGCAATTCATACTGCATTAACGCTTGCTTCTTGTCAATTATATATTAGACTGGTGCATATATGCAGCATTATAAAAACACAGCAGATTATATTGAACGCGCCATGCTTGGTAGGCCGGAAGGCTATCCAGTATGGCTGCGCTTTGCCGATTGCCAGCTAATCAATCGATTACTGGCTGACGCTGCGGCAAGCAGCGATGACCCAGAGGTTCGTAAGTTATACGAACGATTCAATAGCCAATACAAGGAGGGCTAAATGGATACCCAGACTGAACATCTCTATCGTGCTAACGCACCTATCACCAGCATCGAAGCTGCCGAAAGCATTGATGTTACCCACCTAGAAAAGATCGTGCTTGATGTCATCAAGTATTACACAAGAGAGGCAGCATCTGCTTGTTATGATGGCTGCATCTCTGATGATGTGCGCAAGCGTTGCAAGAATGAGCATGGCATCGACAGCTATTCATCTGTCACTGCTAGGTTTGCATCATTAGAACGCAAGGGCTTAATCGAATACACTGGCGACAAACAGCCCGGTCTTAGTGGGCGCAAGCAAAGAGTAATGATCGCAACAAATGTTTAGTATGATGGCAGACGCAATGCGTCTCGACATAAAGGATCCGCTTGCCAAGTGGTTGCTTGTCACTTTGTGTGACTATGCCAATGACCAAGGCGAGTGCTGGCCTAGTACCTTTACCCTTGCCAGACGTACTGGCATGGGTCGGTCAACTGTGGCTAAGAAACTGAATGTCTTGATCGATGATGGTTACATCGAACGCATGCCAACTGCATTCAACTCAAGCACCTACCGTGTCTATGTGGGAGACACCGGTGTCTCTGTGGTAGACACCCCTGTCTCTGAGGTGGGCAGTAACCTATCAGTAACCAATCATAAACCAAAGAAGATAGCGATCCCTGATGATTGGGTTGCTTCATCTGAATTGCGCGCGGAGATAGATGCGTTGCCAAACATAAAGGAGATAGACCATGACGCTGAACAGATTGAGTTCCGTGAATATTGGCAAGCCGAGGGAAGAAAGTACGTTAGCTGGGATCGTAAGTACAAATGGTTCATGCGTGAGTACCGCACCAACAAGCGAGGTTTCATTAACAGCGGGGGCGCAGCGTCAGCTAGAGGTGGGCGATCCCAACAAGGTGTCAGCCAAAGTGAGAGAATGCGCGAGTACCTTGCTTCCTAGCTTGCGAGAAAATCATAGCCAAGACTTTACACTTATGGGCTATTCGATTGGGCGTGAGGATATCGACAAGCTTGAGAAAGCTTTAACTGTAGTCAAGCAAAGCATGGAGCCGCTGCCTCACAAGATGATTGTCCAGCAGATCAAGACGATTGCACCATTGGTTACGCTCGGTGCTTCCTTCGATGTTGATATGCTCAACGGCAAGACTGAGGCTCTGGCTAGAGAATTGTCTCAGTACCCTGCCGACATTGTTATCTATGCAGTCGATAAGGTTAAGAAGAAAGTAAAGTTCTTCCCATCTTTCGCAGAGTTTGCAGAGATCTGTGAACCTATGGCTGCACCTCGTATTCTTTTGCACAACAAACTGCATAAATGCATTGATATGCACAGGTAGTTGTGCAATAATGCAGTATAAATAAAGCATTCATATTGGTGTGTGAGTAAGTCTGAAGAAGAACAAAAGCACATCATAGGTAGCGGGCAATGGTTGCGATTGAAGCGATAGTTCCCCGCTACCGATATCTTTAAGGAGTGGACATGGAACGCAAAGGTTTCATCGGAGGTTCTGACCTCTACAATATATTGCGCGGTGACTGGCATGACCTATGGTTGGTCAAGACAGGCCGCAAGCAGCCTGACAATCTCGACCACATCTTCAAGGTCAACCTTGGCAATGTGACTGAGCCATACAATCTGGAATGGCTCTCGAAAGATACCGGCCTTGAGATTGCAGACCAACAAGCAGCAGCATGGACTGAACTGCTTGGCGTACCATTCAAAGGACAGGCTGATGGCATCGGCACTGATGAGCAGGGCGTTCGATACCTGATCGAGTGCAAGCATACATCGAGCAACAGGTCTATGAACCAGATGCTCGACAGCTACATGCCACAGATACAATTATATATGTGTCTGTTTAAACTCAAGCAGGCTTACCTGTCTGTGATCTTTGGCAATGAACATGACTATTGCACAGTAGATTACAACCAAGACTATCTGCATGCCGTTGTCACTAAGGTAGCAGAGTTCTGGCAGCTAGTTACGTCTGACACTGAGCCTAGCTATGACCTGACCACGTTCAAGATTGATTGGTCTGGTATTAACATCAACGGCCTCAAGCTGCGCGATGCCAGCAAGGACAATCACTTTACATCACTCGCCTCTGACTTTGTGCTGACGCAAGACAAAGCCAAAGAACATGAGGCCATCAAGAAAGAACTGCGCTCTCTCGTTGCTGACGATGAGCGTGAGGTTTTCTGTGACTTACTCACTATCAAACGCGACAAGCGAGGGGCTTGCCGCATCACTGTAAAAGAAGGAGACGCCAATCATGGCTGAGAAAGCATTCAAAGAAGATCCAAAGCCTGCAACCTTTGACGATGCAATGCTTGCATTCCAAAAGCTGCAAGTATCTGCCGTCAAGTCAGGCAAGAACCCACACTTCAAATCTAATTACGCAACGCTTGAAGAAGTAATCAAAGCTGCGTCACAAGCCAATCAGTTCGGGCTGTACTTTACGCAGCCGCTAGATCTCATCGTGCTTGGCGATCAGATCATTCAAGTAGTGCAGACCACTATCGTTCATGCGCCAACAGGAGAGAAGCGGGTTAGCCCCTGCCCTGTGCGCAGCAAAGATCCATCCGATGCTCAGAAGATGGGCAGCGGTATCACCTATGCAAAACGCTATGGCTTACAAGCCGCGTTCGCATTGCCGTCAGCAGATGATGACGGTAACGAAGCGTCTAAAGGCGCGCCAACTAAACCTACCATTGTGGTAACACCAACAGCGGGAGCTTCATTCTAATGGAATACGACAACACTAATCAGGGTGCAGCGCACCCACCGTTTGAAACACAGCAGCTTATCCTAACAGGTAAGCTGGATGTGGAGGGTGACAACAAGCAAGTCGCCATCGTCAAAGACACAGACAAGAATGGCGAAGCTATCCTTGTCGTGTATCAGCGCATCGGTTGCATGTACTCTAACGCTGATGCAACAGCAGAAAACAAGCAGCCTGCCTACTCAGGGCCGCAAGATGGCAACCGCAGACTAGCAGCATGGCGGTCAACATCGAAAGATGGGGTCAACTTCCTCTCTCTTAAAACACAAGAGAAATATGCTAGCGGTGCATCACCCCAGCCAGCAGCACAACCAGTGATTGCTGCCAATGACGTACCATTTTGACGAATTATGTGAGCGTTACAAAGTCTCAACGCTCACATTTAAAAGGTTTGTCAGAGCGAATGGGTTGCAATATTTAAGGATTGGCAACTCATTCGCAATGAATCAGGATCAGTTTGAACTGTTAGAAGAAGCGATGACGCGATGTTATCTATCCACAAAAGAGGCGAAGTTTACCACATCCGTGGCACCGTCAGCTATGCGGGTGAGACGCGCAACATCAGAAGATCAACAGGACAAACGATCAGGCGGCAGGCCGAGGAAGTTTGCCGAGCCTATGAGCAGCGTATCCTAAATGAAATGAGGGGTGGGGATAACCTCACCCCTTTCTTTGAAATATCAGAAGACTGGGTGTCTCTTGGTCGCGGAGATACAGACACCCGGAACGCTGCGCTATTATCTAACTTCTTTAAAGACAGCACAGCATCTGGAATAGATACAGAGGCGTGGAATAAACTTGTTCGCCGCAAGTTAAGAGGTTGTAGTAATTCTCATATCAACCGTATTAGAGCGACACTTGTAGCGATACTTAACCATGCCTCTGTAGCTGTCAGCATACCACGAAAAAAAGAAATAAACGATAGGGTAAGGTTCCTATCCTATGAAGATCAGGAGAAATTACTATCTTCATACCCTGAGTTTATCAGGCATTATTTTATTACGCTATGCTATCAAGGGTTCCGCAGACAAGAAGCGTTGAACCTACGAAGACAAGGTGTAAACTTTGAAAGCAATACCATCCAGCTAAAGGTCAAAGGTGGTAAGCTTCTTACTGTACCCATGCATCCAAGAGTACGCGAAGCGTTGCTGCCCCACATAAGGCAGAGCAACGCAGAGCTAGTGTTCCTTAACAAAGCAGGCAAGCCTTATTCGTTTGGAGATAGCCTTAAAGGATTGCATACTAGAGCCTGCAAAAAAGCAGGCATCAATGACTTTACTATCCATGATTGGAGACACCATTTTGCTAGCCGATTGATGATGGCTGGTGCCGATCTAAACTCTCTAATGAAATTAGGTGGTTGGGAATCTGAGAAGATGGTCTTTAGGTATGCTTCAGTTTCTAACGAGCACACCAGAGACACACTGGAGAAACTCAAATGAGAAAACGTCAACGAAATCCGGTAGTTATAAACAGTGTACTTACCCTTGGTAAGGGTGAGGTCGCGTGTTCGAATCACGCTGGCAGCACCATTCTTTCCTTAATAAACAAAGCCTTACGCAGCTATTTGTTCTGGCTAATAACCTGCATTTATGCATTGTTCTACACCTTTATACACCTTTATTAACCTTATTAAGCACACCAGACGCACAGAGGAAATGCATTAATGAAGCGCGGAAAACAAATCAGACCATCGCAAAGATACAGCAGAGACATGCCTCAGTATCATTACTCACCATCACTTGAGGTCAATGCCAGAAAGGAATCTGAAGCCAACAAGAAAGCATGGCAACAAAATGCAGCATCGCTGCCTGATAATGCTTTTGCAGATGACGTTGTTACGCATGATGACGCTGGCTGCTTCTATCACCGAGAGACTGAGATAGCCACAGGCTGGTCACAGCTTGGCGGTCATGCAGAAAGCAATAATGAAATAGGAAGGAACACAAAGACATGAACAGAAGCGATTGTTTAGAGCTTGCATTCAATGCAATCCAAGACAGAGGCGCAAGCTACGGCACACCAGAAGCAAACTTTAAAAGGATAGCCAAGCTGTGGTCTGTCTATAAAGATGTGCCGTTCACTGTCAAAGATGTCGGCATGATGATGACCTTGCTAAAGATAGCGCGTCTTCAACACACCGACCATGACGATTCATTTGTTGACATAGCTGGCTATGCAGCGGTTACTGCCGAAGCGATCTCCGGTATTGAAGATACTCCGCACCCTCAAGAGGATCCGCAAAACATTGTACCCATGAAACAGGATTAGGATTATGCGGATCAATGATCTGAAAAATTGCCTGACCAAAACGCTGCTGTTCAAATCCTTTGACGAAGGCGTAAGTGTCATGGAATTTGTAGCCTCTCGCTCTGGCAAGCCACGCTGTAGTTTCCTGCTCCACCAGTTCGATCTGACCCAAAGCCCAGTTATGCTTGTGTCCACTGATGTACAGCGAAGCGTTCGACTTAAACTTGGCCATCTTGTTTTGGGCATGAAGGCTGTTCCATTGGGAATGACCCGGCATATCATGGGCGGCGTGGATGCGGCAGGCTCTGCCGTTCGGGAACTTCAACTCAACTCTCGCCTCCCAATCCTCAAGAACACTATGGGGAGAGCGCATCCATTTAAGCGGATCACCGGCACCAGACCACATATCGTGGTTGCCGCCAATCA